GTCCGCGTATAAAAAATCGTTGATTGCTTTTTCCCGATTTTGTTTTGCGTTGGCTAATTTTCTGTTTCGGTATGTTGCGCCTCTTGCTGCATTGCAGGGCTTGCAACTAGCGACATAGCCGTCCTCGAGCGTCCCCTCGCGGTCGCTCTCAACTAGGTGATCAAGTTCTGTTGCAGGGTTACGGCGACACCAATGGCATGTTGGGTTGTCGCGCAGTAGTTCTGCTCTTGCTTGTTTGTAAATCGGTGTGTCGTGTTCTGTGCGTTGACGTGTCATCTCACGCGCCTTCGGCTTGTGCTAGCGCGGCGCAAGCGCCTTGCTCTTGTTTGTGTTGAGTGTTGTTTGTTGTCGGGTTCATGTCGGTGCTTTCTTTGTTTGTTAACTGTATGTCATCTGTAGGTCAAGAGATGTGTGAATGCTCCACCCACCAGATTGCCCAACCTGGTTCCCTTTGCACTCACTAGCCGATTATGTTTACGGCTCGCCTCGACGCTTCGCCCGTTTCATTTCGTCTTGCATGATTCGGGGCGCGCCGATCTACCCGCGTTACCGCGACCTCTACCCGACCAGACGCGACTCTGATAGGTGCTTGCTACTAGCCGATTGTTTACATTCTTGGGTTGCTCAAGGTGTAGAGAATGTACTCCATGTCGCTGGGCTTCCATACCGCTGCATGACAACCAGCCATCTCACACGCGTTTAACCAAATCTTTTGTCCAGGCGTCAACTTGCCCTTCTCTGCTTTCAACTCAATAACCAACGGCCGACCGCCTTGGAACGGATGCACCATGAACAGATCAGGAAACCCCACATCACCCTGCACATGCGTAGCCCAACGCCCTCGACTGTTCTGTGCCGGCAGATCATGGTGAATCAACCAGCCGTAACGCTTGGCAATGCTGATAACAACATCCTTGAAGTCGGCTTCGCTGATCTTCGGGTCAAGTTTCATTACAGCGCAGCCATGTACGTTTTGTCTGCAAGGTGCTTGATTGCCCAACGCACGTATTGCCTTGCTTCGTGCTGTTCTGGGTCAACCATGCTGTTGTACACGGCCTGCAGGCGCTCAATGTTTGTAATTAGTTCTTCTAGTGTCATTTCAGTACCTCAATGATTCTGCTTGCTTCATGTGATTTCAACAGCTCTAACACCGCTTCGTCGCTGTTCAGTTCGCGCTGGATTAACTCCAACAGTCGAAGATCGTCCATGCCGGCATCCTTGGCTAGTTTCTTGATGTAGCCAATTTGCTTAGGTGTGGCAAACGCACCAGAGGGTGTGTGTGTTTGCGGTTGCGGTGGTGTTGTTAGGCGCTCAACCTTTTGCATTTCATTGCGTGACGGTCTAGGGCCACTAGCAGGCGCCTGTAATGGGCAGTTGGCAATGGCGCGACCAATAGCGCTGGTTTCACAGTTCTCAACAAATGACGTGGCATTGACACCGCGGTCGCTTTTAATTTCTTCTGCGTAGCCCGTAGCAACTGGCACCTTGTCTTCTTTGTCGGCGTACAGTTCGCAATAGAACACGCAAGCGTCACCTGTGTAGTTCATCATCATTGTGTAAACGCGCCCGTTCGGGTATGCAGCCCACCAGCGGACTAGGCGCGACTCGACTGTCTCGTAGTTGCTTAGATCAAAGCCCATTAGATGCCTGCCCAAACGCTTAGACGCTGTGCATGGTCATGCGCGCCACCACGTTGTGCGTATGCCAGTTCGCCTGTGTTTCGAATATGACCACGACGTGCAGCTGCGTTTAGGCGTCCTGCAATGCCCTTGGTAACAGGGAACTGGTCGCCTAAGTGTTTCCAAATGTCGTCTGATGTGAAGAACCCTTTAGTGCGCGCAACATGCAAGATCGCTGCATCAACTTTGTTTTGTTCATCGCGTGTCCAACGCGCATCAGCAGACGACTGTGACGCCAACATCCCTTGAATGAATGGCGCATGTTTTCTTGCCGGTACACGGCCGTCACATACGAAGTGTGTTTTGCCTGTGATCTCTGGGTAGGCGATTGAGCCTTTGCAAATTGTGCAGGTTTTCATTGTCGGAATCTCCCTTGTCGGTTAGGAATGTGCTTGTAGTGCTTTGATTGCTAAGTCGAGTGTAGTCACATCGTGGAGTGGCATTGGTTCTTCTAGTGATAGCGAGTTTTTCATTGCGCGCAAACGGCGGATAATGCTTGCATGAGGGTTAGTGCTTGTGTCTGCGATCTGGTTGATCAGATCAAAGATTGCCATGTCGTGTCTTGTTGTCATTGTTTGCTCCAATACCATTTGTCGGGTTTCTTCAGTAAGTTCGCCTTGATTCCATGCACAGCCTTCACTCATTTAGTTGCACTCCATGGCCCCCAGCCGTAACCGTGTTTGTCAACGCCGTAGTTGTAAATTGCTAATGCTGCGAGCATATTAGTTTGAGCCTGTAACAGATCATCCACCTGGTTGATAATGCCGGCATCGGTTAGCCATGGTGTCCAGAATCCGTTGATTTGCATTAGGCCGCGCGACCCACCGTTTGGGTCTTTGCTGTTGACCGCGTTTGGTATGCAGCGTGATTCACGGAACATGATTGATTCGAGCACGGTGCGCTGATCGGCAGGCCAGCCAAGGTTTACGGCAAGCGCGCTGAACTGCTCACAGGCAGAGCTGTACGGGTCAATGTAAATCTTGGACGACGTGCTTGACGTGGTGGTGCTTGGCTCTATCAAATATGGCGCTAGGGCGATAGTCCCAGACGGGCTACCAGACGCGTCAGGAGCCCCTACGGCGACCGTAAAGCCGAAGACGGTACAAAGTACTAGCCCTATGATTTTTTCTGCAAAGTAGTTCATCGTTTCTCCAAAGGTATGGGCTGACCCCAACTTGAGGTTGCCGTTCTGAATGCGATTTGTCCCAATAGGAACTTGCCCGACTCTGGGCTGGTAAATATCTGCACCAAGATTTCTTGGCCGTTGTCCATCACTCCTGTATAGACGCTGTAATCAACGATCTGCGGTTTAGTCATTGCCTGTCCTTTTGTCGGTACTCCGACCCTAGAACATAGATCAACCCTTAGGTGGGATTTCCCCAAACACCTTTAAGAATGCGGCTTTTACGAAGATCACCGAGTCGGCGGCCTGTGGGGTTATCTCGATGTGGAACCAGTCGCCACCAGGTGCGCCGTGAATGGTTGGCTTGCTGTATTTCTTCCATGCTTGACGATCGCAACGCCATGCGCGCCCGTACGGTGCAGGAAAATAGTCGAGGACGCACTCCACACCAAGGGTGTTTGCATTGGCGATTACAACGTCAAGAAACGACACAGCGCCTTTACGACTGGCATTAGCGTGCCGTTCGCTTTTGCGGTACGACAAGTCAACAGCTCTGCCCGTGGCATGAACAGACAAAGTTCCAGCACTACCGCGCATGTCGCGCACACCCCAAGACCCGTTATTCCAAACAGCGTTATTTGATGCTGCGATTGCTTGCTTAATCCATTCGTTCATGCCGGCACGTGGGCCAGCGGATGGGCCGTCGCTGTTGCCTGTATATGGCCTTGCGTTGGGATTAACTTTGGCTGTTGCCACGCCCGAACGCCTGATCGTTTTTGTTTACCCAGCGCAACACGGGTGGAATGATTGCTGCGATTGCACCTTTTGCATAGTCACGTGGGTCTGTTGCGCCAGTTGAGTAAACGGCAATGAGTGCGCCAACAAGTGAGCGCGCATAACTGGCAAACATTGCTTTGTCTTTACTGGTGATTTTCAACATGGTAATCAATCTTTTGTTCTATTCGACCAAGGACTTGGTGGACTTTGCCGTGGTCTTTTTTGTTTTCGCTGCCGATCTTGCCGATGAGTGCCACCAATACAAGGAAACAGCCACCGATGATAGAAACCACAATTTCAGTTGCCATTTCATGCTTCAATAACTGGCGGTAAAAACTCGCCGTATTCGCCTAGTGATGCGTCATAAGTAAAACCAATGCCTGCGTATGTTCCACGAAAGTTGCCGTTGTAACTTGTTTGCAACCAGTCACCTTGAATGCCTAATGATGCAATGTACGCTTGGCCGACTGGTTCGCTGTTTGGAAACGGCAAATCGTTGCAGTCGCTGTTATCAACAACAATTACTTCTTCAACAATGTTGTTTGTTACTAATGCAAAATGTGCCATGTCTAGACCTTCCATCGAATGTAAACAATCCCTGAACCGCCAGCACCACCTGCGTTTACCGCGTTAGCGGAACCACCGCCACCACCACCGCCTGTGTTTGCCGCTGCTGATGCTCCTGCGCTGTTAGTACCACCAGCACCGCCAACGGAAGAACCGCCAGCACCACCTGTTGTACCACCGCCACCGCCACCACCAGATTTAAACAAAGAGCTGCCGCCAATGAAAGCGCTTACGTCATAACCAGCACCGCCAGCACCGCCTGTGGTTGTGACACCATTGGCGCCAACTGCTGTTGCACCGCCACCACCACCGCCGCCGTTAATATCTGATGCAGAGTTTCCGCCAGCAAAACCACTTACGCTTGGCGCCATTGACGGCTTGCCAGTATTGCCAACATAACCGCCGCCACCACCAGAACCGCCCATTGTGTTATAGATTGCTTGACCAGAAAAACCTTGACCTTGTCCCCCGCCAGCAACTGACAATGCTCGTGAAGTGTTGTTAAGGCTTGATGATGAACCTGTTGCGTTAGCAGCGCCACCAGCGCCAATCGTTACGGTTTGGTTTGCGTTAAGGTAAATGGTTGCTTGCAGCACTCCGCCAGCACCACCACCGCCGCCAATTGCGCCACCGCCGCCAGATGTACCGCCAGCACCACCGCCACCACCGCTAAAAATCAAAACATCAAACAAACCCGCTTTTGTATTTGTAAACGTGCCTGTGGATGTAAAAGACGTGTAAGCATAATTGACACCGCTTATTGTCACGTTTGTAACACCCGTTCCACCTGTGCCTGCGCCATAAATCGGGTTGTTTGCAACGTCAACAAGTTCATTAAGTTGTGCAGCAGTTAGCACCTGACCTGCAACGAAGTCTGGAATAGTCATACCGAGCGCGCTCCTAAGTGTGTCGAGTTCTGCGGCCGTCAAAACCTGACCGGCGGTAAAGTTTGGGACGGGCATATCAAATCATCCTAAGACATTTTCTGCGTCAAGTACGCCATAGATCAGGTCGTCCAAGATCAGCTCGTAAACGATTGTGGTTGGCGCGGTGCTGTACAGGATGCTGTGGCCTGTGTTGAAGTCCAGACGATGCTCAATGCCTTCTACTGATAACTCTTGCGCCAATTGAGTTGTGCCCGTACCGCTCGGAAACGTTTTTTCTATGCTAATTGTGTCGCCAATATCGACTGTCGCCAGCGTGTCCTTTTGGGCTGTTGTCAGCATCAGATATTTGGTCGCCACGGACGTGTAGCGCGGTTCGGGCTCTGGGTTCAGCAAGTATTCGGCAGCGGCTTGTATTTCGGCAGCGTCATGCAACAGGCTGTTTGTAATGCTTGACGTTTGAATAAAATATGTGGAAATTGAGCCAGCGTCAGTTGCGGTGTAACTGTCTCCGTCCAAGCCTGTAACAACTGATCTGTTAATTACCGAGTCAGCCTCAAAACTGATGCCTACGCCGTCGTATTTGTATTCTGTGCCGTCATCCTTAAACTGTGCCATAGGCGCGCTCAATGTCATGCCAATGCGCTCTTGGAATGTCAGCACTCCAGACCGTGACATAAACAAACGTCCGAACTCGGCGGTGTCGTTAATTTGTGTAAGGTATTGCAGCACGTTTGTTCCTGCCGGCACGGTGTAATCGCTGTCGTGGCCAAGGTTTACGGTGCCTGTGGCGATGCTTCGAGAGCCTGCTGGGAAATCTACTTCTGGTAGGTCTAAGACGGTTTCTATGCGTTCGCCTGATGTTTCTGGCGTGACGTTTAATTCGTCTAGGTAGGTTTGTGCGAGCAGATAGAACTGGTCAGCGCAATACACGGTCACGGTGTCCAATCCGCCGAGCGCAAAGTTGTAGTCATAGTTGACGACATAACCGCTAAACAATGATTCGGGCACATTGGTGTTGCTGTAACGGATGAGCTGTACGGCGCGCAATGGTGCAAGCCCAGGCTTAGATTGCGGGGTGTCATAGTACGGGCTGTTTTGGTCAAACGGGTTAAATATTCCGTCGACGTCCTGAATGGTGAATGTCATTGTGCCAGCGCTGAACTGGTCGCCTACGTCACGGCGACCGCGTCGCACGTTGATGCTGATAGTCGAGTCCATCACATCAGCAAATTCGGTCGTACCGTCTAGCACATAGTTGCTGTCTATGTAACTGCTGGTTAATCCCCATGTGGCGGTGCTGGTCGAAGCGTCTGCTGTTCCGTTCCATTGTTGGCTGGTCAGCGTGTAACCCGTATAGGTGTCAGCATAAGTACCATCAAAATAAGGCAAGGCTGTTGAGGCCTGTTCAAACAAAATACCATCCCAATAATGGGTATCTCCGTTGACACCGTTAGTTATATCTAAAAAAATGACAGCCCTGTCGGCTGTTGCTGGGACTGTTCCAGTAACAGACCTACGTTGCCATTGTGAAGTGCTAGTTGAAGAACTTGCACCAGCAGATTGGCTTACAAATACGTTTGAGGAGTTATAGAAATTTACAATAACTCTTGCAGTTCTAGATGTGCTTGATTTTACATATGCCGAAGCGGTGTACGATTGACCGACCGTAAGACCAGTCATTGAAGAATTGCTGATGTAGCCAGCACCAGTTGATGTAAAAGACCTAGCGCCAGACGCAGCTCCAAATAAAAATTCGCTTGTCGTGCGTGTAATTGAACCAGTAGCCCCTGATACAGCCCAACCTGTCGTGTTCACCTCAAAGTTTGGGTTGGTTACAAGGTTGGTGCGTGTTGTTGTAGTGGTGTAACCAGCCAAAATACCCTTCAACGGGTCATCCAAAGTAAAGCCGTCAACCTGAAAACCCGTAGCAATCTTTAAGTCATAGTTACCTGAATTGACTACTGCTGTGCCTGGCATTACGCCACCTGTAACTGCAACGGCCCAGCGCTACGCGAATAAGCGCGCAAAGCGTTAACAACCGACTCACCAATCTCAGCGCTTGTGGCAAGACCGCCTGTGACGTTTATGGTGATACCGCCACCAGATTGCATGCGATCCAACGGCACAACTGCTTCTGGCCCTGCCTCGCCAATTAGGGCAAGCGTAGGGCTTGACACAATGCCACCTTCGGCCATGCGTGGCAGGTTCATGCGACTAGCGACTTGTGTTGCTGTGCCACCGAGCGACGGCAAATTGACGTGCTGAATGGTTTTGATGTCTGGCGCGATTGGTATGGCGTTGTAGGCGCGAATGATGCCGTTGACCATCATGATCGCACCATTAACCACCGACTCAAATGCGCCAAGGATGCCGTTAATAATTGCGTTAACGCCTGTGCGAAACCACTCAAACTTGTTGTAAGCAACCACCAGCGCGGCAACCAGTAGCGCAACGCCTGCAGCAATCAGAGCAAACGGGTTCATGGCCATAGCGATGTTTGTTGCCACGATTGCAGCTGCAACTAGACCGATAGCGCCAGCAATGGCCACAAACGCCTGCGGGTTATCTTGAGCCCACATAGCAAACTTGTTCAAGATCGGTAGCACGGCCTCGACTACTGGCAATAGCGCCGCACCGATTGACTCTTTGGTTTCGCCAATGGAATTAGACAAGATTTTCATTTTGCCTGCAGCGGTGTCTGCTGCGGTTGCGGTTGCTCCGCCGAACGTACCGCCAAGCACGTCCATGACTTCGTTCAGGCTGGCGCCTTCTTTAATCATTGTTGCCATTTCTGGGGTCAATGATCGGAGCGCCTTAAAGTTGCCCTGATACGCCTTTGCCAATGCGTCGGCCACAGTAGAACTGTCCATCTGGAGCGCTGTGCTGATGTCCATGACAAGGTTCATGTCTTTCATGGCAAGGTCAACATCTTTTGTTCCGCGCACCAAAGCCTCAAGGCTCTTGCGGTACTCGGTGTCCGCAATGCCAGACGCTCGACTCATTGCGCTGATCTGATCTTCAATCTGTGCGGTCTGCGCGGCGCCAGCGCCAGTCACATTCTGCAAAGTAAGCGCTAACGCCGCCTGCTCCTGCTGATCTTCCATCGCGGCCTTAGTTGCATCACCAAGCGCCAACGCCAAACCACCAAGCGCCGCAGCTGCCGGCACCGCCGCTTTTTTAATCGCAAACTGGGCTTTCTCTGACGTTGTTTCCAATTGCTTAAATTGGGCAATAGCCTTCTTAATCCCTTTGCCGTCAAACTCTGAAATGATCGGGATATTGATTGCCATTACGCGGTCTCTCTGTTCGCTTCTTCCATGACGCGCTTGACCAGTTGTTCCATCTCGGACATGACATCACTTTGGCGTTGCTCGTACGCTTTCCACATTACTCGCGAACGACTGCCATATCGTGCAGTTAACGCACGGCCAAGCGAGCCAGCCATAGACGTGTCAAACATCGTGCCAGTCGCGCCTTTCCATTGAATAGCAAACGTGCCCACATTTGTGGTGTTTCCGCCGTACTCTTTAATTGCTCGAGTATTGATCTTGGCAGCAATCTTTTGTTTCATGCCAGGAATCCACGGCAACAACTGAAACCCAGACTTGGTCTGCCAATTGCGCGCCATACCAGACAACGGCACGCCAGTAGGCACAAGCTTGTTGGCGTCGTCAATAACAGGCTGAACAATGCGCTTGTAATCCTTGGTGATTTCTCGGCGCAGAGACTTGTCAATCTTGTTAAGGGTTTTTAAGGCATCCTTGAGCCCTACAACCTCAACCCTTGCCGATACTTCCGCCACGTTATCTCCGTTTTTTGTTTGCGTCGTTAAGCACTTTAATGACCGTTGCTATGTCTCGAGCGTCAAACACAATGTTGCTAGGCCACCAACCGACCGCAACCAGAATCTCTGCTAGTTGGCGGCGGTAGGTGCCGCGTCCGTAGGGTTTGGGTCAGTCTCGTCCAATACCGGAATAATCTCCAGCTCTGGGTTTTTGCTAATCCATTCGCGCCAATTGTCGCCGACTTGCTCACCTTTAAGTTTCAAGATCGTGTGCATCCAACAGCAGTAATCGCTGTAAAGCGGGTTAGTCGATAGTTGCTGAATGTTGCGACGCTCAAGCCGTTCCCATTCAGTAACTACAAACAGGTTGGTGTAGTAATACTCGGGTGCGCTGTCGGGCGTACGCTTTAACTGCAACTTGATTTTCATGTTTCTCCTATGTCGGCTTGGAGCCGTTGTTTATACGGTGGTGTCAATTGTCAACGCGCCACCCATGAACGTGAGGTCATAGGTTGACAACTCGCCAAGGGATGCGTTGATAACTGGCAATGATTCAAGGTAGCAACCAGTCAAAACAAACTTTGGGTTGGTTGCTGATTCGCTTCCTGATGCTGGTTGCAAGGTGATGTTGGTTTTGGTGCCAACGAGTGGTTGCAATGTTGCGTAGGTTTCTGTTGCTGCGAATGATGCGTACATCGTCAAGGTCACTTCGTTGTTGGCGAGGCCTGCGGTGTAACTGCGTGAGTTGGTGCCAAATGCGGTGTCTTCAAGCGCTTCAACCAGGTAGGTCAATGTCGCTGCGGTGCACATGTCGGTCAAATCAACGCTGTTGATCGTCAGTACTGGGTTCGAGAGGTATGTTGCGCTAGCCATGTGTGTTGCTCCTTAGTTCTGTTCTGATATTAGATTATTTATGTTCGCTTGTAGTGGATTACGAAGTCTGGGCTTGTATAGCGCAATCAAGGTCATAGCACGGGTACAGCGCGCCACCGATCTCAAGGCTTGACGGACGGCCAGCCATAACAATGATTGGCGAGCCAAGCACGCTTGCCACAATGCTAAGAATCTGACGCAATACCGGCAGACCTGCTGGGCCTGACCCAATTACCTTTACAGGGAACTCGAGGCGTATCACATTGCCGTTGCCAGCAATTGTTGTGAAGTTTGGTGCATCCAAGTACACGCAATTAGGCACAAGTTTCGTTGGGTCGTTTACAACGCGCAAACCAGAGACCGCGGTCAGCGTTGCGGTGACATCGTCAATCGCTTCGTTAAACAGGTCGGTGTACGACATCAGGCAACCGCTGGACGAGGGATGCCAAGCAGCTGCTTGACGATCGGGGTCAGGCTTTGCTGGGTTGCTGAACCCATGCCGTCAAACGTGGCGTAGGTTGCCTCTATTGAGCCCCTAGAGCGCCACAGAGCGGCGCAATACATCAAAGTGCCCAATGTGACGTCGCCACCCGGTGAGACGCTTAAAGAGTCAATATACGAAGACTCCTGACGCCTGCGATAGCAGAACTGGTTGCCAGCAGACACCGATTGCGTTAACAACGTGTAATCGTCAGACGGGTTGGCAATGGTGATGCCAAGGTAAGACATGACCTGCGCGGCCGTCACCCATGTGCATACGGGGTCATACGACACGGTGCCAGACGCGGCGACACGCTCGACGTCGCTTGCGGTCTTGGCGTAGAGCACCTGGTCGGCAATTGGCACCTGATAGTCGTAGAGCAGATCGCCCTGCGTATCGACTCCTAAGAATAAATACTGGGGAAGTGCCCTGACGACATACGAGCCGTTAAAGGTCGCATCCACCGATGCAACCGTGATTGAACTGCCGACTGCAATCTCGCTGGGGGTCAGGAGTTGCAGTACGGCAAAGTTATCAATCAGGTACTTGTTAGTAACTGTGTAAGTAGCCATGGCGGTTAAGCCGCCTTTCTACTAGGAAACGGTGATCTTTTGTACTTGTGTCGAGTCAGCGATGAACGTTGAAACGTACCCTGCGTACGAGAAATTGCGTCCCAAAGTAGATGGCAACTCAACTGACATGAGCCCACGGATTTGCTCATAGAACTCGATTGCTGCACCGCGTGCTACAACCATTGTTCCTGCAGCAAAGTTGCGGTCAGCGACAAGGTTCAAGCCGAATGGGTTGAAAGTGTTTGCCACGGTGATGTTTGCTGAGCCCATTCCGTTTACGCCCATTAGGCCAGATGCTCCCACGTATGGGAAGACTGGTCGCTTGTCTGCGTCCAACTGTGCACCCAATGCTTGCCATACGTTTGGCGAAACAAAGATGTGGTCTGGCAAGAAGTTGGTGTCAAGCAACATGTTGTAAGCGGCGGTGTAGATTGCCGAAATTAACGTTGATGGGTCGTTTGCGGTTACTGACCAGGTTGCACCCGATGCAGCTGCGCCAGCGACGATTGCGTCTGCTGCCACGTTGTCCGAGGCGATGAGATATTCGCCGAGCAAGTCATTCAATACGATTTGGAGACTGGCTGGATCGGTGAAATCGACGTCCTGTACTGACAAAGTGACCTGACCGGCAAGGGTGGTTTTGCTAATGGTGTTTGCAGCGATAACCATGGTTGTTGCTGATGTTGGGTCAAACTCTGCAGCCTGTGCACCAACGCTTGTGTGCGTGGTGATTGTTGGACGGATGAAAGTTTTTGATGCTCCACCGTTTGGCATTGCTCGTGCGCCAATTGCGTTAACGACTGGGCGGATGAAGTTCAGGTCTTGGAATACTGGGCCAAGAACTGGAACTGGCAAGAGACCAGGTGTGTTGGTGGTTGCGATGTCACCTGCGGCTGCTTGTAGTGCAGTTTGCTTTGATTTGGTGTAGTCGTTTACTGCTGCTGCAACGTTGCGGAATGATTCTCCGCCGATGTGCATTGCTGCGAGGTATTCGCCTGGTGTTGGCAAATCAAATTGA